GAGGACGACCAGCCGGTCCGCGTCAGATAGTGCAGCGAACCACTCCCTGGCATCCGGCAGGGCCGAGGTCGGCTCCGTATCGGACCATCCCAGCGTTGCCCACGGCAGCACGGTGGGGATCCGCTGGCATCGCCCGCACTGGTGATCGATCGGCCCGGGAACATGTGCCGGGAAGGTGCTGCCGTGCATGGCCAGACATGCCGGGCACACCCGAATGTCGAGCCGGCAGGACCAAACCCAGCCGCCCACCAGATCCGGTAGGGCTTGGTGGATGGTTTGCGCGGTGGCCCGATACGCGTCCAGCACCTCGGTGCGGGTGGCGGTCATGGCCCGGTCGAGGCCGGTCGCGTAGGCGGCCCGGACGTCGTCGATGAGCTGCACCCTGGCCCGGGGCCCCCGGTAGAGGACCTGCCGGATTAGGGACATGGTCGCGCCGGGGATCGTGGACATGGTCCGAGTGACCCTGGCGGTGGTCGCAGATGCGAGCTGCTCGGCGACGATGGCTGCGGTCACGGCGGCTACGGTGGTGATGGTCTCGGCCCGGTGGGATTCGGGAACCTGGGTGGTGATGATGGGCGGTTCGCCGGTCAGGGTGGCATTGATCGCCGATGTGGCTGCCGTACTGGCGGTGGTGGTGGCATCTGCGGTGAGCCGTCCGAGTTCGGCGGTGGCCGTGTCGAGGGCGTTGGTCGCCGCTGTGATTCTGGACCATTCCCACGGGCGCGGCCAGTGTCCGAGGATCGCTGTGGCAGCATCAGCCGATGCGAGCATGGCCATCATCGCCGCCGTCAGGCCGGCCCAGGACGCCGCCCATGCGACGGTGTGGCTGCGGGTGGCCGCATCAGCTGGTGCCCCGACCTGGGTGCGGAGGGTGTCGGCTGCGGCAAGGGTCTCCGGGGTGATCGCCATCGGCTATCCGGAGATGATCGTGAAGGGTGCGCGAACCCCCGCCGAGTGCCGTTCAGCGGCCAGCAGGGCCGAGCTGATCCGATTCTCGGCGGTCAGTCCAAGGCCCGATGTTGCGTTGAGTGCTCCCAGGGCGGGGCCGGCGCCGCATCCGATGGCCGCGTAGCCGTCGGCTGATTCGCCGACCTGAAAATCTGAGTCAATCTCTAAAAGTCGGCCACGAACGCCAACCAAGAACGCCGCGCCGGTGGATTCGGTGCCGCAGCAGTCGAACGCCGCACCCCCATCCGACAGGGCCGCGCGAAGAGCATCTACCCAGGTGGTGGCCATGAACCCATCGAGCAGGGCCGCATCTGACGGCGGTTCCGGCGGCTGGAACGACCAGTGCAAAAGTTGTCCAGCCCGGAAGGATCCGGCGAACCCGAACACGTAGGCGCCGCTGGCGAAGACCTTCACGTCGCTGCGGACGGTCAGGTCGTAGCCGGCCACACCGGCGCTGTCCCCACCGAGGATGACCCTGCCCTGCTCGGCGATCCCGGAGATGACCGTCACGGTGTGGGCTCCTCTACGACGGGTGCGGCTGGGTCAACGGGTGGTTCCGGCGATACGGGTTCACCCATCGGCCCGGTTCCCACGGCTGCCGGATCCTGACCCTGGGCGAGGGCTGCCAGGGCTGCGATCCCGGGGCTGTTGCCGCCGGGGGTGCTGGGCCACTGGAATTCGCCGTTCTCATCGATCAGCTCTTCGATGATGCTGTCCGGATCGGTCACCCCGAGGGCGGTGAGCAAGAGTCGGAGCACGATCTCCGGTGGCATGGTGCCGGTTGAGGATGCTTCGACGATGCCCTTGATGGTGGTGGCCGGGTCAACCTCGTCCAGGTCGGGCCAGGTGATATCGATGGTTTGGTCGGTGTCACCGGCGAGGGTGACGGTTTCCTCACCATCTTCGACGGTGATCGTCCCCTTGAGAGCGCCCCGGGGTGCGAGGACCGATGAGGCAATGACGTGTTCGCAGATCCGCTGCAGCACCGACGTATGCAAACCTCGGCGGAGGTCCATGCCGAGCTCGGTGGGACGGTCGAGGGTTTCAGCGGTGGCGCGGGCCCCGGTCTGCCCCGGGTCGGCGAGCAGCATCGTTACGGGCAGGTCCACTGCTGATGCGACCATGGTCGCCAGGGGACGCCCGGAGTCGGCGTCGATGGTCGCACCGGACTTGCTGATCGCTTCCAGTTCGGCGTCGGGACTGAGGTTGACGGTTGCCCCGGTGTTCAGTGGGCGGGTCGGGTCGTAGCGTTCGGTTCCGGGCGCTGCGGCCAGGGCGGCGCGGGTAGCGGCCCGTGCTGCGGTGGGGGTTTTCGCCCGCCACGCATACCGCGACAGGGACTTCATCAACAAAGCCCACTGTTCCAAAAATTCTTTGTACGCCTTCGCCCAGTCGATCGCCGCGTACACGTCGGGCAGTCCCCGATGCCACCCGGGCAGCCCGTTGACGGTCACGTGCAGCATGGGGGAATCCCATGCCACCATGACCCCACCAAACGCCGCAGGGCGCACCAGGGGCCGGTAGTCCAGGTGCGGATACCAGCGCTCCACGGTCGCCGTCACGGGCGTTCCTGCGGCATCCCAGCTGGTAGAGGCCCACCGGCGCAGATAAAACCACGGCTCCGAAGAATCCTCGGGGTTGGTGCGGATGTCCACGATCTCATCAGCGGAAAACGTCCTGACCTGCACCGTCCCAGTCACCGGCCGGGTAAACAGAATGATCGGGATCTCACCGTCCGTGGCCAACTGGCGCTCAAGGCGCTCCCTGGCCTGCTGCCCGGTGAACGACCGAACGTTCCCCCGGGCGCCCAGAAACTTCTGAATCAACCCGTTGACATCCTGCTCACCAGCATCAGCGGCCTTACCCGTCGCACGGGCGGCGACCTGCACCCCACCGCCCCACACATAGGCAGACCGGAGATTCACCGCACGCTTGATCAACGGATTCTTGATGGCGTACAGCCGGCAGATCTCCCGCAGCCGCACCAGGCCCTCGGCAGTGAACTCCTGATTCGCCACCGCAGCCAGACGCTGCCAACCCGGGTCGTGAAGCTGAAGCTCCAGGGCTGCCACAGATTCGCGGAGCATGTCGACGTTGTCACGCTCGGCACGGAGTTCCTCGCGTAGCTGCACGACTGCGTCCTGGGGTTTCCGGGTGGCGCGGGTCATCAATGCCTCCCGGTCAGTAAGGTGAAATGCCGAAGTCGTCGTCGTCGGGGTCGGTGATCACATCGTCGTCGAGGATCAGCGGATTCAGGAGCAGCCGGTTCAGGGCCTGTGTCATCGTGTCCACGCGGTCGTCGTGCTGGCCACGAGGGAATACCGAGGCTTCCTCGATCAGCCCATCAACCCATGGCGCGATCTCCGGGGCGGGGAGCAGCACGTTGCCGGCCTCGATGAAGGGGCTGACGGCGGCGGCGCGGGCCGATTTGGACCCGTCCGGTTCGACCGGGATCAGGCCGCCGACGGTGCGCCGCAGCTGGTTCATGACCGCAGGGCCGTTGGCCTTGTCCTCGACCAGCTTCGCGGCAGCCTGCGGCCAGCGGGCGGCGAACATCCGCATGGCCTGACAGGTGGCGACGAACCCGAGCCGGTCATGGACCTGGTCGAGTAGGTACGCTTCCGCTCCGCGCCGACTCCAGATCTGACCGCACACATAGTCAGCGCCATCAGTGTCCTTGAACGCGAGGTCCCAGGATGCGATGACCTCATCGAAACCAACCACCCACCGGGACCCGTCCGGGCGTTCGATCCACTTCTGCTGGTCGTAGAACTGCCACCACTCACGCTGGAAAATCGCGCCCTTGTCGGGAGTCGGCCGGCCCTGAAACAGCGCGTTCCATGCTCGTTCGCCAACCTCCCGGCGGCGCTGCTCCCACTGTGGTGCCGTCCTACCCCGGGCGGAGACCATGTACTCACCCGGCTCACGGCCAAGCAGATCTGTCTCTCCACGCTCGGGCCGATGGTCGGCGATGGCCGGGACGTTGATGACCCGCCAGTCGACACCGTCGTCGCGGTCTTTGAGCCACCCGGAAAGGTCGTCGTGCCGCCATCTGGTTTGGATGATAACGACCGCGACCCCGGGGCCGAGTCGGGGAATGGCCACCTCTGTCCAGAAGTCGCGGACGGTGTCCTGCCAGGCTTGCGAGTCGGCCTGCTCCCCATCTTTGTAGGGGTCGTCGATAATGAGTAGATCAACTGCCCTTGATGTCAGGCTGCCCTTAATGCCGACGCAGTAAACGCCGCCATCGTGCCCATCAAGCTTCCACTCATGCGCGGCCGATGATGACGGATCAACTGTGAGCGCAAGCTTCTCACCGTGATTGACGATATCGTCACGAATAAATTGACCCCAACGGCGTGCAACACCATGCGCATAGGACACAATCGAAATCCGCAGGTTCGGGTTCCGTCGCAACGCCCACAGTGGAAACCGTCGCGACGTCCGCTCAGACTTTCCCTCCTGCGGCGCCATCGAGATCATCAACCGCAGACAGTCACCATTCGCGACATCCACCAAAGCCGCGTCAATCAAATCCAACGCCGGAGTCTGCACCGTCCGCGAATCCAACGCCAACGCCATCGCACCAGGCGAACCCCACGGACACGGTTCCAGCGGGCGCGTCGGCTCAAACATGCGGGCCGCGTACTCGAACGGAGACAATATAGCGGTCACCGCTCACCCCCAGCATCAGGCCACCATCCGCAACCGGCGCGGCACCACATCGGCCACCAACGCCTGTTGCTCGACACTCAGCCGCAGGTCACCGAGGATCCCCCGGATCACCTCCACCATGAGACTCCCCTGGTCCTCGGCCAGTTTGACGCGACGTGCTTCGATGCCGGCAGCGATCGCCGTCTTGCATACCGAGACCAGATGGGAGCGCTCCTGCTGATACAGCTTCAGCCACGCGTGCGGAACAGCCTGCTCGGTCGTATCGGTCCCTGGATACTCGGTGGCCGTCTTATCGACCGTCTCCGTCTTGCCCCAGATAAGCTCATCAGACGTCAGCGCTTCAATGCGAGACTGAAGCCACGCAACATGGCCGGCTGTGCGATGCACCTCGCCGAGCAGTGCCTCAACCGGATCGATATCAACCGGTGAGCCATAGGTTGCCATGGCTTTTGCTGCGAGTTCTATCTGCCCGCGTCGTACTCCCTGCTTTGTGGATCCGCCATGTAGCCTGCATTTTCCGGCCCCGGCATGGTTGGTTCCCCATCCTGCCGGCTTGGCGCAAAATCCTTCGCCCTGGTGTTTCTTTCCGCCACATTTGGGTTTTTCATGGCTGCCGCCATTTTGGGTAGCTTCCATGACTTACTCCGCATTCCATCGATCAATGTCACGGTCCAAGGAGAATGGTTCCTTCCGCCCCACCTTCGGGCGTTACCTTGACGTAGATGCCGTTGGCGGTCGGTATTCCGCCTTCCGGAAAGACGGTGTCCCGCGATTCCCCGCCTTCCATCGTGTATGGGTAGACGGTCCCGGACCCCGTGGTCGCATTGTCGAAAAACTGCACGAGCACGCGTACCGAGACGCTGGTGTTGCGCATGATGACCGCCCGGATGTCGCGGGGGTTCGCACTGACGACCTGATTGTTCCCGGTGAGCGCCACAGGCCGCAGTGTCCCGGCTGGGACCGCTGGGCTGACGCAGGTGGGCCTTCCGGCGACCGGGGAGACGTAGCCCTTGACCGTGATCGTGCCGGCCCCGTAGGTGCTGATCCGGGCTCGGAGGCTCTTGTAGCCGTCGACGGCAACCCGGTAGTCGCCGACCGTGGTGGTGGTGGGAGCCAAGTTGCCGTTGACGCCGATGGCGTGCGCGGCGATGCTCACCCACGTGGTGTCGTCCGTGGACGCCTCAAACGTGATCGCGGTACCACCCGACATGGCCACGCTGGCGGTGACGCTGAGAATCGCGGTGGCGTAGCCGGAGACCGGGAGGACGGTGCCGTTCCCGAGGCCGGTCGCCGCGCTCTGCATGACCACGGCCGCTGGGAGGGTCGCCGGGCCCGGGGCTACCCCGCCGGTGACACCAACGGGTAGGGGGCTGGCCGCGCTGACGTCGGTCGCAGTGTTGTCGGCCCCGTGCTGGATTTTGACCCTGATGTGGTGTGCGCCGTCTACGTAGTCGGTGGCAATGTTGTCCGCCGCGAGCGGCCGAGCGCTGAGGTTGTCAGGCATGCTGCCTCCCGTGGGGAATGGGAAAAGCCCGGGAGCATGGGGGCTCGACCGGGCTTTTCGTGGCGCGAGGCGTCTTGCCTGGTGCGCCGACTCTGATGGGTATTAAACGTCATCAGCCGTCGGTTGGGCGACTTTCCCCCGCGTTTCGTGGAATCTTTTTTCTGCCGCGCTCAGGTCGTACCAGCGTGGCGGCTTGCCTCGCGTGGCCAGGGGGCCGGTGCCGACAGTGGGGAGTGTGCCGTTGCGGGTGAGGCGCTGGATGGTCTGGACGTCCACCTTCAGGTGTGCGGCGAGCGTAGCGGTGTCGACGATTTTCGGCGCGTTGATCTGCGCGCCGAGGGTGTGCCATTGGTCGGTGGTCCAGGTGTGCGACCCGTCGGTGGTGCAGGTGACATCGCTCGCCCGGCTGTCGGTTTCGTCGCGGATGGTGGCGCGGATCTGCCCGTCGCACTCGTCGTGGGGGCACGGTCCGAGGCTGATGTGGTGGTGTCCGCCCGGGTAGGCGTGCGTGTGGGTGATGCGGACGAGTTGGTTGATGGTGTCGGATGCTTCCCCGGCGATCGTGGCCTGCGCGGTGATCCACGACGCGTTGCGGGCCAGGTATGCGCAGATGTCGGTGATGGTGTCGGCGGGGAGGGTGTGGCCGCGTTCCTCGGCGATGTGGCGGCACCAGCTGACGAGCCCGTTTTTGATGTTGGCCCTGAGGTCGGTGACGGCGGGGTTGATGGGGATGGCGGGGTCGACGCTTCCGCCGGTGACGGGTGATCCGTCGCCGCTTCCGCTTCCGCCGAGGACTTCTTCGAGGTCATCCCAGAGCTGGGGGATGCGCTGGATGTTCTCGGCGAGTCGTTCGGCGTGGTGTTGGCAGAGGTGGATTCCGTCGGCGGCGGGCCAGGGTTGGCAGCCGGGGCATTTCTGTGGGTCTTCGCACCATTGGTCTATGTGGTGACCGCGTCGCGCGCAGGTCGGATCAGCGCAGTATGTGATGTCCATCTATCCCCCATTTGTGCCCTGGGATGAATGGTATTCACTCTACTTCAATGATCTACGCCGTCGCTGGTCAGCGCTGTTTCGCCACCCATTGCCGCCAGCACGTCAAGCAGATCCATCCCATCGTCTGCCGCACGTGGCCGGATGGCCGGTCGCCATGGGGTCGCCCGGGCAGCCAGCATCGTCGTGGCCATCCCGCGTTTCCGCCAGCACTTCGGGCCCACCGGCCGGCCATTGTCCGTCCCTGCCGGTGCCCGATCGATTCGCCGACCGCAGTCGACGCAGCGCTTCCCCCTCGCCGTCAGCACGGTTGGGCTGGGCGGTGATCCCCCGCCGTCTCGCCTCGCGCCGTTCGGCCCTTGACCCATGCGGATCGGGGCGGATCTCGACGATCGAGCCGAGGGGGATGTCCCAGCCGCGCGCGACCCGCTCGACCCGACCCGACTTCTTCCATGCCCTCACGTCTCCTCCACGATGCCTCATGCGCCCGCCCAGTTTCCCTCTGGCGCCCCATTAGGGCCGTTCGCATGTCCGCCTACCCCGAGAAGCGCACAGGCCGCCTCAGTCCGATTCCCGCTCACTGGATGATCCCCAGACGAAACGCCTGAGCCACCGCATGCGCCGCGCACTGCACGCCCAGCCGCCGATACGCCCGAGCCCGCCACGATTTCACCGCGTCCACCGTTGGCCAGCGCCCGCAGTGCGAGCAGCTCGTTGTCGGTCAGCTGCTCACAGTAGCCGCCGTTCGCGCCCTGATACACGACCGTTTTCACTCGTCCTCCGCCCGCTCATACTCGTCCCGGAATGTGCTTACCAGGGGATACCACCAGAATCCGTCGTCGTCCTGAACGCCGACCCACTCGGCCGTCGCCTCCGGTGCGCGAACAACCACCAAGGGCGCGTCACCACCCTTCCATCGCCACCGGGAACCAACCTCGGGATACTCGGTGCTCACCGGATCAGCCCCTGACGCATCGCGACGGCCACCGAGTGTGCCCGGTTCCGTGTCCCCAGCTTCGCCGTGATTCGCTTGATCCTGCTCTTGATGGTGTCCTCCGCCAGCCCCAGCTTCTCGCCCACCTCCAGGGCCGTGAGCCCGTCGGCGAGCAAGTCCAGTGTGGCCAGCTCACCATGCGTCAGTTGGCGCCCGCGCCATTCGCCACTCACGCGGTCACCTCCACCAGCTGGCCCAGGACCCGTGCAGCCACATCCTCGGACGCCACCCACGGAAGACCCAGCGAGCCTTTCGCGGGCACCGGCACGGGCAGGCCCCGCACGTCTTCGAGCACCAGGTGTCAGCAGTCCGGATCCCCCCACGGCCCGCAGCACTCGGGATCGCCCCACTGTCCGCAGGTTTTCGTGACGCTGGCCCGGTGGCAGTCGACCAGATTCGCGACCGCGATGACCGAGCCCATCGGGAGCCCGAGCAGCCCGAATTCATACTCGGGTTCCGCGAGCGGCCATGTGCCCACGAGCGCGGACTGACACCGATCGTCACGGACCCCGCCCGGCGCCCACGCTTTCCCGGCGTGGATCCCGATCAGTCCCCGGTACGACGTCGACCGCGTCCGGTTCTCGACGAGCTTCGCCCCAAGGGCGATCGCGGACGCCCACGGCTGGCGGACGGTGACGCATCGGAGCTCATCCACGGGGCACCTCCACGAGCACGTAGACCCGGTAATCCGTGCCGTGCTGGGCGTTGAGCTGGTCGGCGTCGTCCCACATGGTTGCCGGGTCCTGCTCGATGACGATGCTCACCCGGTCTTCCTCGCCGATGACGGGCTCGTGGTGGATGAGCGCGTATCCCAGTAGGCGGTCTCTGACTCCTCGCGCCTTAGTCATGATCGTTTCCTTTCGTTGTGCTGATCGGCGAGCCGTGCGATGGCACACGCGAGCAGGGTCGCGAGAGCGGCTACGGCCTCGGCCGGCGTCTCGTTCTGGGCCATCGCCTGGCCGTACAGCGCGCCGGTCAGCTCTCTTCGGTCAGCGTTGTTCGGGTAGTGGGCGACCAGGATGTCTATCTGGCCGCCCACGGCCGCCCACGCCTGGTCGAGGGCCGCCGTCACGTGCGGTGGGTTGATGGTCATCGCTTTTCCCTTCTCAGGTCTGGACCATCCATGACTATCTGCGTGCAGATGCCGGCGAGGCGTGATGTGATTCGGTCCCCGAGGCTGGCATCGAGTTCGTCGCTGCCGCAGTTGGTGACGTAAATCGTCGGGAGCATCGCCTCATATCGGGCGTCGATGACTCGGTAGCTGACCTCCTCGACCCATTCGGAGCCTTTGCCTGCGCCGAGGTCATCGAGCAGGAGTAGGCCAACGGTCTTGTAGTGATCTGCTTCGACCCCCCCGCCTGGGCGAAGGCTCGCGGTGAATTCCGCGAACGCCAGCGCCTCCCACGAAAGCGCCGGGTGATTGGCGAGGATTCTTCGCAGCGCCCCGTACGACTGGTACGTCTTTCCCACGCCGACCGGGCCCGTGATGAGCAGCGACGGCGCATCAGACATGTTTCCGATCGCGGAATTACACCACCCCCACACTTCGGGGTGGGAGCATGTCGCGTCGCGGCGCCGTTTGGGGAATCGCCGATCGCACGCAGCCATTGCCCGGAGCGCCGAGTGGAGACTTCTCGCCGACGCGTCGGGATCAGCCTTGACGTCCGAGCAGCAGCCTGGGCAGTCGATCTCCACCGTGGGCGTGTCACTGGGGTGCCTATCGCACGGTCGCGACGCCATTCTGCGGGAGAGCGCGATGAGGTCTGTGAGATTCATAGCGGCTTCCTGTACTTGGACATGTCACGGCTTCCGTCTGGTGCGGTTGCTTCCCGGTACGCCTGGTATCGGGCTGGGGCCTGCTGTGTGGGGCGTTGGAGCTGGACGGCTAGGTCGTTCCACCCGGCCCGGCCCATCTGGTCTGCGGCCAGGACGAGCTTGTCTGCTGGTATGCCTTCGTCGAGGAGTTTCTTGGCCTGTCTGCCGACGCGGCCGATCAGGCTTCCGGTTGGCTTGTCCTTGCCGGCCGCTACGGCGCCGTCCACGTACGCGGCAACGACGTCCTGTGCGGTCGGGGCTGGGGTGGGGGATTGGATTGGGAGCGAGGGTTGATCGTTGGTTGGCCGCTGCGACGTAGGAGCGGCGTGCAGATCCCTGCTCCCTGCTCCCTGCTCCATGCTCCCTGCTCCCTGCTCCGGGAGATGGGGTGTCGCGAGACTCTCGCGAGACTCTCGCGAATGAGGGGCATCAGTGGAGTGGGACGTGGCCTCTGGATTCGCATTCGCGCTGGTGGTGGCTTTGGCGCCTGGGTGGTCGGCCTGTGGATAGCGGGCTTTCCCTGGCCTGTCGATCTTCTGGTGTTCCGACCAGTGGACGATGGACAGGTACGCCTTGCCTTCGACTGTGTAGCGACGAATGCGACCGGCCTCCGCAAGGCTCGCGAGACTCTCGCGAAGGTCTCGCGATACCTGCGCGTAGTCCTCCTCTAGGGCGAAAAGCTCGGCGGTGATGAGCTTCGGGTTGTCCAGCCCGACCCCGTTGTCATCCACGTACGTCCACAGTCCGATGAAGACGAGTCGATCGAAAAAGGTATGTCTGGCGATGGCTTCGCTCTTCCAGAACTCCGGCTTGATTGTTCGAATGCGCGCCATCACTCCACCGCCATGTCGACGAATCGGGAGCAGTGCAGTTGGGCTGCCACGGTGATGTCCGCCAGCGGACCGTTCCGGTGTTTGGCCACGATGAAGTCGGCCTCTCCGAGTCTCGGCGACTCCTTGTCGTAGTAGTCGTCGCGGTGAACGAACATGACGATGCTGGCGTCCTGTTCGATGTTGCCGGACTCCCGAAGGTCGGAGAGTTGCGGTCGCCTGTCGGTGCGTTGCTCCGGTCCACGGTTGAGCTGGCACACCGCGATGACTGGGATATGCAGGTCCTTCGAGAGGGCGTTGAGCCCACGGGTGATGGTTCCGATTTCCTCGGTGCGGGAGGACCTGGACCCGGGGACTGTCGCGCACAGTCCGATGTGGTCGACGACGACAAGGCCGAGATCCCCCCGTGCGGCGTGCAGTTTCGTTCTCGCACAGATGTCGTGGATGGTTACCGCCGAGTCGTCGTCGATGGTGAGGGGGGCCTCGTGGATGCGTGGTGTCGCTTCGGCGATTTTTTCCCAGTCGCGTGCGTGCAGGCTGTTTCCACCTCGGGTGATGTTGTGGTGGGGGATCTTGGTCTCCGCTGAGATGATTCGTTGGAGGAGTTGGTCTCTTCCCATTTCCATGGCAAAGAACAGGGTGTTGATCTTCTGCCGGATGGCAAACGATCGGGCGAAGTCCATCGCGGCGGTCGACTTCCCCATTCCGGGTCGACCGGCGATGACGAGGACGCCCTCGTTGAGTCCGTACAGAAGTCGGTCGAGGTCAGAGAATCCGGTCGATGGACCCGGCTGTCTGCCTGATTCCATTTCTCGCAGTGTCGCGGGAAGAATGTCGCCGATGGTCGATGCTTTTGCGTTCCCCGTGAGGCAGGCCGCCGAGAGGATGTTCGCGGCTTCGGCGTGCCGGTTTTCGCGTTCAGCGAGTCTGCCGATCTGGGAGATCCGGGCCCCGGCCTCGATGAGTCGCCGGCTCTCGGCGTGTCCGGCGACGATCCTGGCGTAGTGACCCACGTTGGCCACGGACGGTACGGCGGCGATGCACGTGTACAGATACGCGGGATCGGGGAGTTTTTTGATAAGCCCCGTCTCGGTTGCCCTGTCGGCGATGACGAGCGGGTCCCCGACGGCTTCCCCGGCCACGTACATGTCGATCATCAGCGCGTGTAGGGACGCGTGGATGGGGCGATAGAAGTCTTCTGTTTTGAGGATCTGCATTACCGCCGGGGTGGCGGAAGCGGATTGGAGCATGGCGCCGATGACGGCCTGCTCCGCTCCGACGTCGTGCGGAACCCCATTGATCGTCTCTTGTTGATGTACCATGGGCGTAGTGCCCTTCCTACCTGGGAGTTCGGGGGCCGTTGCACAACGATGCGGGTCCGGGTGCTACCGGGCCCGCTCATCTTCCGCCGGGGATCTCCTCGTATAGGTCGTCCACTCCGACCTTCAATGCGGCGGCGATGAGCGGGATCACGGGCGACGGTGGGGGCGTCTGACGGTCTGGGTCTTTGGATTCCCAGCAGATGACGGTTTGACGTACTCGTCCGACGCGTTCGGCCAGCTCTTTCTGACTCATTTCCAGCTCGCGTCGTCGGCGTCTGAGGAGTGTGGGTGAGAACCGCATCGCTGAGGGAGCCTCGGCGTTGTCCATGTTCGGAATCTTACACTAGGTCATACTAGTGACGCGAATCCCCACGCCCGTTTCGCCTCGCCCCGTGTTCGCTGTGAGCGAACAGTGCAACACAAAACCGGCCCACACTCGACGTGAGTACGGGCCGGTCGGCTGTCGCGTCTACACCCATTCGGGGAGCCGCTTCGATGCCGCGCGCCTCCTGTTGTACTCGACGACCACGAGTTCTGACACCGCGTTGGAGATCTTCCGTCCCCGGGCCGCCGCGAGTCCTTGGCTGCGGCTGAGGAGCTCCGCCGGGCCGCCTTTGATGTCGGCGAGTCGGGCGATCATGTCGTCGACTCCGACGCGTTCCCCGTGCCGAATGTAGATGTTACCGACGCCGGAGACGATGTGGCCGTTGACGGCAGTGTTCTGGTTTCCCCATGCCCCGGTGAGCGCGGCGATGGTTTCGTAGGCGGCCACACTGTCGGCCTTGAATATCCGCTGGATGGCTGAGATCGCAGAGAAGCTGCCGTCTGACCTGCTGGCGACGACGGACCATCCGTGCTTGTGGAGGATCTTTTGGATCTCCGTGGCGGCGTGATCCCCCTCAACGACCGCCATGCGAAACATGTCGATTTTTGTGGGTGGGCGGCTAGTGTTGGACGTCCGGAATATGCCGGCCTCCTCAGCCAGGCTGAGGTCGTGGACGAGGCGCACGTCTACCATGTGGTCGTCCATGCCGGCCATCTTCAGCGCAGTGAGGCGGTGTTGTCCGTCGATGACGACGGTAGTGCCGTCCGCGCGGCGGGACGCGGTGAGAACGCCGATGCGGTCGACGTTGAGTTCTCGACTGATTTTCCGCGCCCATTCGGGCCTGAGTTCCCGTTGCACGGCGGGGTCCACGATGATGTCGGACGCTTTGATCTGGACGATTTCCTGCTTCACTTGGAGACCTCTCTGAGCTGGCGGATGGTGGCGCTGAGCAGGGACCGGAATCCGGCGAATCGCTCGGCGAGCACCCACGCCTCATCGCCATGGATGGTGACCGGGCCGCCGAGGACGTGGCCGATGCCGTCGAGTTGGGCGGCGACGGACCGGAGCGTGCCGGCCGATATGGGGGGCTCCGGTTGGGGGGTTGTCCGGGACGCGGTTTTTCCCATGGCCCGGACGAGAGTGGCCTCGGCGCCTCCGACAGTGATGGCCTCAGCGTCCAGTTGGGCGATCAGGTCGCGGGTCAGTGCGGCCACATCCGGGTCGGGGTCGTCGAGGGCCGCCATGATGGTCTGGGCGCGGCGGTAGATGCCGGGCGTCATGTCGATCTGCCGACTAACGCGGGACCGGAGCGACTCGGCGGGGACGGTGGGTTCGCCGCGGCGGGTGCGCCAGTTGTTGGCGATCCGCGCGTCCCGTGAGTGTTGGAGCTCGGCGGCGTGAATGACCTTGGCGCGGGCCATGGCCTCGGAGAATTTCACCCGGCGTCCCGTTCGGCAGCCTGCTCGGCAGCCAGGGTGCGGCCCGCGTCGGTGAGCCAGGTGTAGCGGCGGACCGGCCGTCCGGTCGGTGTGGTGTCCCAGCGGCTGGCGGCGTATCCGTGGTCGCGCAGCCGTTGGAGGATCGGGTGGATGGCTCCCGTCCCCAGGCCGGTTTTGGCGACCACTTCACGACCATAGAGGCCCGTTGGGTGGTCGGCGAGTACGGCGATGACACGCCGTACCTGGATGGTCATGAGCATGGTCGGATCCTACCGGATCGGATCCGACCACGATCGGGTGACTACGCCCCCTCGGCGCACTCCTCGCAGTACTCACCGTCGACGTCGACCAGCTCGACCCCGCAGCACTCCACGGCACAGACCCGCTCGCCGGTGGCATGCCAGCGGAGGTGTCGGATGCCTGCCTCGGTGATAGCGGTCTGCCCGCTCCACCCGTCACACAGCGGCCCCTCGGAGCAGGTGCACCTGGATGTCCACACCGATACCATGCCGGCGGTCGCGGGCACCACAGCCCCGGTGATGGTCACCGTGTGGGTAACCCCGGCCAGCATGAGAGTCTCGGTCACCCCGTCCCACCGGTGGGCGTGCGGGGCCCGGAGTGCGGCCAGCTCGGCGAGGCGGATGTCCAGGTCGCGGGTCTTCGGGTCCACAGCAGCCTCCCTGTCGGTTACATGCAGAAAGCCCGCAGTCCGGTTGTGGACTACAGGCTTCCTGGTCCGGTTCGGGCTCTCTCGTGGCCCTACAGCTCCCCGGGGTGCAGCCACCGGAGCCGCACCTTGCCCTCACGACTCACCAGCCCGCGATACATACGCAGCTTGACCTGCGACTTAGCCCGCCTGATGACTGGGTTCAACGGGCATCGATCTATTGTCGTGAGGGCACCATTCTATCAAAACCGTCGATTGTCGGCAACGCGAACATCACCGGATACCCTCACGGTCATGGATACCATCACCACCGCTGAGGCCGCCGCCCTGCTCGGGATCAAGCCGCGCACTGTCCTGTGGGACCTTGCGCACCACGATGATTTCCCGAGGCCGGTTCGGACTGGACGGTACTACCGCTGGCATCGCGAACCCTTGCTCGCGTGGCGGGAGCAGCATCCGAGCAAGCCCCGACGGCCGGTCAAGGAATGATCGTGTCCCCAGTGAACCCCAGCACGCACCGGCCACCCAGGGCTCGGGCAACCGACTGCCAGACATAGACATGCGGTGGCAACTGGTTGGCCAGGGTGCCCCGGTAGAGGGTCGGAGGCGCCCCACATCGCGCTGCAAGCTCTCTGACGGTGGCGAGAACCCGCCCAGCGTCGTCGACAGTGACCGCGACATGCCCCCGACGGGCAGCGATCTCATCCTCGGTTGCCGGGGCGAGGTGGGATGCGGCGGCCAGGATGGCCCAGTGGTATTCGACGGTGGCCGCATCCTGGCGGTCGGGTGCGGCGATGGCGAGGCGTGCCGCTGCGATGGCCACCTCGGGGGTGTTGTGGATGGGGATTCCTGGCATGGTGATGGTGAGCGGGTGGCCGATGGCCCGGGCGCGTTGCTGCATGGTGGCCACCGAATATCCGAGGCTGGCCGTTCGTTCCCACTCGTTGATCAACCCCTGGGCGCGTCCGAGCATGCGGGAGAGGCGCTGCTGGCTGATCCCGGCGGCTGTTCGCAGCTGGATGTACCGCTGGAAGACGGCTACGCGGTGGGCTACATCATCGGGATGGTTATGCACGGCGGGCGTCCACGACGATGTGGGTACGGTAGGTGAGGATTTCCTCAACCCCGTCCAGCCGTTCCCGCTCGACGTCGGTCATGTCGCGCCATTCCCAATGGCCGGAGCTGAGCCGCCGGGCACCCATGCGTTTGAGTCGGGCCGCGACCTTCCGTTCCGCGTGCCGTAGGGCGGGATGCCTGGGTGTCCCAGCCAGTCTGGGGAATGTGGCCTGGTAGGTGACGGCGTTCTCGGCGTGCCCGCGCCCAGATTTCCGGCATGCTTCCGTGCAGAATTCGGCCTTCACGGTGCGGCCGACGATGGGGCGGCGGCAGCCTCGGCATCGGCGTAGGGGCTCACCGCGGTGGTTGTAGACGACCCCGGCGAGGACGATGTCGACGGGATGTTGGGCGTCGGCGGAGCATTCGGTGATGACCGGGCATGTGTCGCAGATTTTGACGGCCTTGCGGATGGTGGTGATCTGGGTGTGGTCGAGCCGTCCGGCCGGGATTTCCCACATGGTCCATGGGTGGTTGCGGCATGGGGCGGTCCAGACCCATGCCCTGTGGTTGGGATCGATCAGGTTGTACATTGATTGTCCCCGCTGTAGGTGGTGGGATGCGTACGGCCCGGTCAGCGCGGATGCTGACCGGGCCGTCATGGGCAAGGATCAGAAGGGTGGGCCGTCATCCTGCGGAGTACGAGCCCCGCTGGCCGGCGTGGCACTGGCCCATGGATCGTCAGCGAAACCGCCACCACCGCCGGTCGCGCGGGGGCCGTCCGTGCCGGGTCCGCCGGAGCGCGACATCTTCTGGACCTTGGCCGTGGCGAAAGCGATGCTCGGTCCGATCGCGTCGATCAGCAGCACTGTTTTCGACCGCTTCTTTCCGGTCTCGCGATCCTCCCACTCATCAGTCTTGATCCGCCCCTTGATCAGGACTTCCATGCCCCTTGTGAGCGATTCCGCGATATTCTCGGCGAGCTGCTTAAACGCGGTCCCGTCGATCCACAGCGTGTCGCCGTCTTCCCATTCCTGAGTGTTGGGATTTTTCTTGCGGGCCGAGAAGACGATCCGCATCTTGCACACGGCCATGCCGGTCGGAGTAAAACGCATCTCGGGGTCATCAACGAGACGCCCGACCTCACAGATTGTTGGCAGCATGATCAGTCCTTTTCCTGCACCAGGTCGGCGCAATTCGGGTGGTACACGATTCCGTCGATGGTGACCTGCTCGTGGCCGACGGTCGCGTGGTCCAGAACGGCATGCACCACGCATGGGTTAGAGCAGTCCCGGGCCCCGGTGACGAGGATCCGCATCACGCCACCGTCTTCCGTTTGGCGTGGTTGCGGCGAGTGTCTCCCTGGCGTCGGGCGCGGCTGCCCGCAACCCTGCGGGGTCGACGCCGTGCGAGCCTCTCGGTTTCGGACATTCCGCCCTAGACCCCCCCAGTTTGGTTGGTGGCCAGGGCCCACGTGCGGCACTGCCTCAGGATCGGGCACCTCTTGCAGATGCGCTTGGCCGCCGTGACGACCGATGGGGTAGCCGGCTCCTCGCCGACGGGGGCGAAGGTTTCCGCCATGCCCAGCTGGGAGCGGGCCGCGTGTGTGGGTATGGCGGGCACGGATATCGTGTCGAGCCATCTCCCGCGCTTACGGATGGTCCCGGGGTTCACGTCGAGCATCGCGGTCATGCCACGATGCCCAGGTGTGCGGCGCCGATGGCGATCAGGGCACTCTGTTCACGCCGCCACTGGGTGACGACATATCCGGAGATGTAGAGCAGGTCCACGGCCTCATCGGCGGCATGGTCCTGGTCGGAGTGCGGGATGGTTTCGGTGTGCCCGTCCAGGTAGGTGAGTGTCCAGGTGGCGCCCTGTGGGGCGAGTGTGGCGATATGTCCCTCGGGGCCGACTTCGTGGACTGAGATCATGTCGTGCATCGCTTATCCTGTCTGTGCGTAGGTCACGGTTCGAAGTGGGCCAGCTGAGACGACAGCTGGCCCACCAGCGTCTTACTCGATGATGTGCAGCGTCGGATACGCGTGGATCGTGAGGACCATGAGACCCAGCGGATGGACAGCCTTCCCGACGATCATCCCCGGTCGCATATCCGGTCCGATGAGGTGACGATCGTCGTCGTCGACGATCAGCCCGTAGTCGACGAGCCCATCGACGACTGCCTTCGCTGTTGGGTATAGGTTCCCGACGTCGCGGCGCCGGTTGGTGACGGGGTGGCAGGTGGCGATGACTCGTACGGCCGTGATTCCCTTCGGTAGTCGGGCGGACATGGCGTGGATCCGGCCAGCGTCCCGCCAGGCTCGGCGGGTCGACGTCTGCGCCCGGAGGTCCTGGCGCTGATTGGAGTTGATCCATGGTGCCGGTGCTGGTATGCGCACGATGTGCGGTGAGTGGTGGTGCAGCTCCGACATTGGCCGGGCTGCGGTGATGGTCATGCCGCACCGTCGATCACGTCGACCGGGCGGGGGCCCGAGACCAGCGACTGGTAGCAGGCGTCGGCGGCATGGGCGACGCGGACCACGGCGTCCTTGGTCTCATTGGTGGAACCGGTCGCCCAGTGATACGAGACGTTGGCGTATGCCTCGGAGATGACCTGGCGCGCCTCGTAGTTGCGGTCGGCGTCGTGCAGTCGGCCGATGAGGCGGCACAGGGCTGCGGCGCGGGCTTCCCCGCCATTGGCCAGGCCGCAACTGGCGGCTTTGGCCGCAGCCGAGATCAGCTTGTCTGGGTCCTTGCGGAGTTCCTTGAGGATGCTCATGACGTTCCTTCCGTTCTGATGGGCCACGCACCGTCGACGGTCGCGGCGGCCTCGGGTTTCCCAACCCGGATGAAGTAGCGGCGCAGGTCTTCGGCCTGCTGGGCGGCCCATCCGATCTGGGCCACGTGAAGCTGCCCGATTGTCATGTCCCGGATCGCGGGGTCTGCGGCCATGGCCCATGCGACGCGGGCCGATTGCGTGGCGTC